ATGCCGAACTGGAAAGAAATTGTTTATCAGCTTGACCCAAACGGCGACCCTCTGGTTAAGGACGGTCGTGTCATAGAAAGTCCTCACTGGACTTCCTTTAAAAACTCCTTGCCTAACGCGTTACGCAGTGCAGTGGATAATTCCAATACTGCCGAAGACGCCTTAGCAGCTTTGCAAATGTATCACAACTGGGCCTACAACCATCCAGAACAACCCTGGAACAAGAATCCCCAAGCCCCAGTTGAGGCACCACAACAATCCTCCAACAACAACGCTGACCGTATCGCTCAGAAACGGCAGCAAGACCTTAGACGGACCACCTCTCCATCAAAGCCCATGAACAGCTTTGCTATGAACACCAATGCTCACGGCGATAACGACGAACCTGATCCGAGCGATCCGGTATCTGTCGAACGCTGGCGCGCTCGGATGTTCGCAAAAGCAGTCAATGCTATTGAGAAAGGTAATCCAAAACTATATTAATAAGAGACAAACAAAACAATGAGTACTTTTACGCAATACGGTTAAATATAGCTGTATTAAAATTCTCTCTGATTGACTTGGAAGCCCGGAAGCGGGTGACAGGGCGGAAGGTTTCAACCACCGTGAACGACTGAGTGAGAGAACATCGATTTGATGAAGCGACAGTCTAAACTTCACATATAACAAAATAAAGTGAAGAGGGATATCCGAAGAGTTATCCCCGCCATGAAAGTGGTCAGTAGTCTCAGATAATGAGATGAAAGTAATAGAATGGATATTTCACCACGGACTAATTTATTTGCTTATGCGGAGTTCTTGAAACACGCTGTGCCGAAGCTGGTTATTGAGCGTTATGCTCAAGTCTACCAGATGCCCAAGAACAAGACGCTCACGATCAAGTTCCGTCGTGCCGTTCCGTTTGATATTTCGACCACACCTTTAAATGAAGGTGTCACTCCGCCGCCGGATCAGATCCAGTTTGAAGACGTAGGAACGACCCTCAAACAGTTCGGTAAGTGGGTTCAGATCACTGACGTTATTCAAGATACCCATGAAGATCCGGTTCTGAAAACTCAGATGGAATTGCTGGGAGAGAACGCAGCACAAGTACGTGAAATGCTGTTGTGGGGAACAATACGCGGTGGCACCAACGTTTATTACGGCTCGACGACCTCTAGCCCGACGCTGCGTACCCAGGTCAATAAACCGATCAATCTTCAGTTACAGCGTTCGATCACCACGTTCTTAGAGAACCAGTTTGCTAACAAGATCACGAAAGTGATTAAGCCTTCGGTTAACTACGACACGATGGCTGTACCGGAAGGCTATGTGGCGTTGATGCATACTGACGTAGAGCCGGATGTACGAGATTTGCCGAACTTTGTACCACGTGAGAAGTACGCAAGCGGTAATCCGGAGCCTGAAGAACTCGGTGCGTGTGAGACGGCTCGTTATGTGAAGTCAGCTTTGCTGAAACCGATTCTGGGTGCTGGTTCCACGACCTTGAACGGCATGCGCAATAGTGGCGGTGCTGTTGACGTGTATCCGATCATCTACTTTGGTCAGGATGCGTTCGGTACGGTTCCGCTGCGTGGTATGGATGCTGCTGAAATCGGCGTTCGTAATCCAGGCAAGATTGGTGCTGACTCGGGCGATCCGTTGGGTCAACGCGGTTATGTGGCTTTCAAGATGTGGTTTGCTTCCTTGCGTTTGAATGAGAACTGGCTGGTTCGTGCTGAAGTTGGCGCAACCGCTTAATAACTACATAGGAGACTAATTACATGGCAATTTTTTATAGTGACTTAATCATGAAGCGCACTGTGGTGCGCAATACTGGTATGAACGACGCGGTAGAGTCTGCTACCGCTGCGATTCGTATTCCAGCTGGCACCACGATCACGGCTGGGGATACCTTGCGGTTTATGCGTTGCGACTGGGGTGTAGTTCCCACTCGCGCCACGTTAACTGTGAGCGGTGCTCTCGACTCAAATACTCCTACACTGGCAGGCACTTTGGGGACCATCCAGATTGCTCCGGGCACGTTGTACGCCGGTACCAACGCGAGTGGCGTAGCACAGACGTATGACGTGGCTACTGCTACGACTAACGTGTCTCCGGCTACGTCGGCAGCCTCGCTCGTCGCGGCTAGCGTCATCAATGGCACCTTGCAAGCTGGCGGCATCATCACCGTCGCTGAGACCCCGTCAGCAACTGAAAAGTTTGCTTCCGGACTTGGTAACGGTTTCACTGGTCCAGTGGAAGTAGCTTTGACTTGCACGGTGACCTCGGACGGTGCAACTGCGGCTGAACGGTATGTGACTTTGACTCTGGAATTTGCTCGTATCCACGACGTCGAGGGTGCTATCCAGGTAGACCGTGGCGGCTACTAAGTTATAACTATAACAATGAAGTAAATGGAACGTTATTCCCGCCCTCGGTAATGGGGGCGGGTATCTTAACAAGGACAGTTAAAATCAATTATGAGTAATATGAAATCTACGGATAAGAATGCAAAAGCTTTTGAAGAGTCACAAGATGAATTCCTTAAAGGCTTAGAAGCTCCAGCCTTGCGCGAAGTTGCCGAGCTGTTTGGCATTAACGACATCCCGGAAGGGGCCAGTCGTAATGTCATTATAGAGCGCATTAAGAAACGCAATACCGTAAAAGTGCAATACGCCAAAAGCGTTGAATTGCCGGACGGTGAAGTTATTGAATGCCCGGTTGGCTATGCCATCGTCCGCATTTCTCTCAAGAACAGTCAAGAGTTCTCGACCAAGAGTCGAGAGACCTTCTTCCTGAATTGCCAAGGTCACAATGTGGTTGGTCGGCGTGGAGTGCCGGTGTGCCTTCATGAGAAATTCCTTGGTGTATTGAAAGACGCCGTTGAAGAACATGGCCGCTGGGTCGAATCCCCGGATTGGAAGCAGAACAAGCTCGAGAAGTATCTGGTCTATTCCGAAGATTATGCCGTTCTCCATCACAATCCGGATACCGAAGCCGCTGCACGCGCCGAGAAAGAACTGGTCGCGAATGCTACGACAGACGCACAAGATCGCCTGATGAAACGCGAAGCTCGCAGTGCGATGCTCGGTATCCTTCACAATCGTTAATTCTTGAGTTGATCCCACTGTGACTTTTGTTGAACTTGTTCAAAATGCGATGAGAGAGGCGGGTCTAACCATGACCAGTCCTGAGCCGATCACTCTTACGGGGGTGACCGGCATTACGTTAAAAATGAAGAACTGGGTTCAACAAGCGTTTGATGAGATCCAGATAGAAAATGACGATGCGGAATTTAGGCGTTCTTGGTTCTCAACCAGCATAGCGCCTAAGTTCTATTTTGATCTGGCCTCCAGCTCGTGGCAACAGCCCAATGTGGGAGACATCTTGACCTCCGAGTTCAGCGGAACTCGTTGTACGATCACTCGTGTGGTGGTCACCAACGGAGGCACTTGGGCAGGAGGTACAGCACAAGGTTTCATTGAGTTCTCAGACATGACGGGTGTCCCGATGCTCCGAGAACAAATGAAGATCAGTAATGTCTCTGGAACTCCCTATGCGTGTCGTTTCATCGAGTGGGGAGACTACGACCTGTCATCTCCGGTAGAGATGGGCGATGCTGCCGTACTGGATATGGAAGATGTGTGGTGGCAAACCTTTCGTCTTCAGTCTCTAGCGACGGCTGACAGCAATTCAATGAATGAAATTCCCATTGATTACATTGACTACGCTGGCTTCATGCAGTTGTACGACACCGGACCCATGTCCTTAAGCTTACCAGTCTTTGTTACTCAAACTCCCCAGGGGCGGATTAAGTTCTATCCGCCTATTGGCGATGTGTATAACTTGCACGGCAATTACACCCTCAATCTGATCCAGATGGTGGAAGACACGGACACTCCGTACATCTTGAAGCAACAGTATCACCCCATGATCTATTGGCGCGCTGTGTGGAAATACGGCGAGTACGAACAACAGCCCATGATCGCGGAAACCGCGAAAGAGAGATACACGGTCTATAAGAAGAGTTTTGATCGTGAAATGCGTCCCCCCATTGTATTCCGTCCGGCACCTCTATATTAATCATGGCAAGTCCTCAAAGCGGTTATGAAAAGCCAACCGTAATTCCACTTCGTGGTGGATTGGATCTCGTTTCGTCGAGATTCTTTAGCACACCCGGAACTCTGCAAGATTGCCTTAATTATGAGACTTATAGCATCTCTGGTTATTCGGTTGTTGAGGGTATCAGTCGCTATGATGGTTCGTACGATTGCTATGTCCGGGACTGGATTGTGGTCACCAACACGACCTCGGCAGGTTCCTATGAGATTGGCGAGTCCCTGAATACTAATGGCAATATCTTCGGCATTTGTATTTATTGGGATGGTACCAATCATCGACTGCACTACCTCATCTCTGATTCCTCCTATGCCCCTCAAGTGGGCGATACCATTGTCGGTGCCTCCAGTGGAGCTACCATCACTGTTCCATTACTTGGACTTAAAAGAGCGTCTGAGTATTACAGCACAATGGCTGACTTCTTAAGTGCTCAAGACACCATCTATGATAATGCTCGATCCAACAGGAGGGGTATATATCCTTTTGTCGAGCAAGGTAAAAATATCATTGCTCATGGATTGCATTGGTTCGATGGCAAGTTATACGCCATCATTGATCACTATAAGATCCAGTTTACGACAGGTGGTCCGAATGAGATCTCTCCGGGCGATCATATCCGTTGTGGCACGGGCGGAGATACTCGAGACGCTGTTGTTCTCGACGTTCGAGTGACCAGCGGGTCGTGGACCACTTCTACGGCTGCGGGCTTCATGCTCGTTAAAACCACAACCGCAACCGACAATACGTTCTCGGCCCTTGGCCCTATCACCCTCATTCGCCCCAACGGGGCAACAGCTACGACTACCATTGCTAATGCGGCGATTCTGACGGACTTCCAATTAACGGATGATTCGTGGGGAGCCGGTATTTATTATGCTCTGGCGGATAATGATGTTATTGAAGCCAATGCTCCGGGAACTTCTACGCGTGCAATTGATTTGCTCACTAAGCGATGGAACCCGCTTGACATGGGATGGGAGCTGTCCTTTAAGACCGACAGCACAACAACAGGTGCTGGGATTGCCACTCAGTTCAGAGATACGACGTTATCCTCTACTCTGCTTGATCTTACGACCAACTCCCTCGTTGCTACGACTCAGATTTATGGGGCCAGTTCTAGTGATGCCAGCCCTTTTGGTGGAACAACTACGACTAAACCTGCGCCAGCCCCACTGAGCAGTGTTCTTGGAGACAGCTCGGACTTGACGTATATCGAAGCTCGAGGTATTGCATCTGGTTATGATCGCATCAGCTATTCCTCAATCGCTGGATTTGGGATTTCATTACCGACGGACGCGATTCCTACCGGTCTTCGAGTTACTGCCCGATGTGCTCCTAGCAGTACCGGCTTTGCGGGCTTTATCTATGCGCAATTGACGGGTTCTGTATTAGGCACTTTAGTTTCTACTTTACCTGCTAAACGTATCCCTGTTTCCACTGTTTCTACCGCCATTGCCGATGTGATCCAAGGCGGCGTGACGGATCTTTGGGGTTTGGAAGGTCTCACCGTTCCACAACTGTTTGCAGTCTTGAGTGATCCTACTTTTGGACTGACTTTAAGTATCCAGAATACCAGTACGTCGATTGCGGATATTATTCGATTGTATGGGATTGAATTAACCGTTTATTACCGAGATCGCGTGACTCAGTATTTTGCCTTTGATCCGGTAACCAAACAAGACCTCTCCTTAACCATTCCCTACTACAAACTGTTCACTGGAACGTTCAACCCTGGTGGTGGAACTCAAGGTGAGGGAGTGATTACGGCCTACGCGGTAACTCCGCTTGATTCGACAGTGGGTGGCGCATTAGCCAGCACTCTCGCTTCAATTGAAAGTGGATGGCAGTTAAGAACCGCACGCTCTCCGGATGGGGTCGTGGGTGGTGGATCGCTGATTGCTATCTTTACTTCCAACATGAAAGCTCAGATGCTGCCCTGTCGTAAACAGATGGCCAATGCACGAGCTCAATACGAGATCATTACCGCTAACTATTATGCCAATCGAGATTGGATTGCTTTTTATGGAGTCAGTGGTTTAAGTGCGGCTTTCACCTACGATAATTATTACTTCTACAAGTATTACACCGAGCTGACTAAGTCCGAGGACACTCCTCGTCACATTGCGTACCACAGAAATCATAACTGCCATGGGTACGATAACGGTCAAGTGATCGTGTCTATTCCTGGTGAGCCTCTGAATTTTGACTCGGTAGCCGGTTCTACTCAGTACATCATTGGTGACCGAATTACCAATCTGTTGAGTTTGAATGGTACAGCTCTGGCTATCTTTGGTGAGAATTCCATACATGCTCTGACTGGAACAGTCCTCATCGCCACTGAATCCAACGACGCGAATATGCAAATATTGTCACCGTACTCAGGAGCAATTGAGTACACAGCGGTGGATTGCGGTGTTCCTCTGTACGCCGACTACCGGGGTATTTCAACCATTGAAGCCTCACAGAAGTACGGTGATTTTGAGAATGGACGAATTTCGTATCTCATTTCACCCCTGTTACATGATCGTGTTTCGGATCGTTTTGCGTACCAGGCTACCAAGCAGAACATACTGTTTGCTCGCGCAGTAAAGAACAAGAACCAATACCGTCTCTATTGTGCCGACGGAAAAGTCACTACCTGTTCCTTGCCCGCTCAAGATCGTGGCTATGAATTCACAGTTCAACAATACGGCAATTCCGCTAATTTTGATACGTTGGTACCTATTGCCATTTGCAACGGAACCTCACGTCAAGGGCGAGACTTACTCTTTGGCTCCTTTTATATCTTGCCAGATGACGTGAGTCGATCTTCAACTCTGTTGGAACCAGAGCGTGAGATGTATATCTACGCTTTGGATACCGGAACTCGTTTCGACAATGCCCCCATTAAGCATTACATCTCTATTAACTGGATCAGCATTGATGATCCTATGCTTAATAAGCTGATTCGTAAAATCAATATCCAGAGTTTGTACTATCACTATTTTAATGAAGCGATTCAACTTGCTCAGGATTATTTACCCTTTACCAACGTGCTCCGGCCAGTCGTTGTTGACCCGAGTACACAAGTCCCGATTGTGACGAAACAACCCACTTATACGACAACGAGTGTGGACGGTCGAGGAACGACCATAGCCATCAAGATCGGTGGTGAACACACCATGCCGGGTCACGTACTGCAAGCCTTAATCATTGAATACGGCTTGGGTGTCGCCCAGTTGGGCAACTCACCTTCTCAAAAATTAACCTAAGAATCTTTATTTATGACGATCTGGTCTCTTCCTGCTTCTGATCCTGTAATCCCCCCTATGCCAGCACCGGGCACTTCGTACAGTATTACGACGCCTGGCGCTTATGATCCCTACGATACACGCATTGGTAACGGAGCCTTGCCAGCGGGAATCTCTGGAGCGGCTAATCGTGCCTATACGCGTGAAGTTCAGCCGAATGAGCTGTCTGGCAATCAATTAAACCAGCTAACGGCTCAGAACTCTCCCTACATTCAGCAAGCAAGAATGCAAGCTCAAGCGGCGGCTAATGCGCGTGGACTGGGTAATTCCTCTTATGCTATGGGCAATGCACAAGGCGCTGCTATCCGAGCAGCACAGCCTTTTGCTATGCAGCAGGCTCAGGCTTACGGCGATGCCGCCGGACAGAATCTCCAATATTTAAATCAGAACTTAAGTGATCAAGCTCGTATTGCCGCTTCACGCGCAGCGAGTGCGGGGAATCAATCGGCAGCAGCGGCTCACGATCAAATGATGCTCCAGTTGCAACGTGAGAACTTAGCTTATGAGGGGGAACAAGCAGCTCTAGGCCGCTCTTACGGCCAGAATCAAGGTTATGTGAATCAAGGCTATGGGTTGCAAAATCAAGCTGTGCAGCACGGCTATGGTCAAGAAGACCGAGCTCAACAGCAAGACTATAACATGCAAAATCTGTATGCAGCGGGCGCTCTGAATGACTATTACGGAGCCCGTCAAGACAGCCGCAATACCTATAACAACATTCTCCAGCAAGGGTACGGAACCATGTTCCAGAATCCAGATGCGTGGAATGATCCGCAAGGAGCCATGGGCATGGTGAACATGTTCGGTAACTATGCGGGAAACATGATTGA